CCTGGATCGTGCCGGCGCGCCAGATTGGCATGCACCGCCACTGGATGGACGTGGCCCTGTTTGGGCCGGCGCCAGGAGCTGCGACATGAGCGCGCTGACGTGGACCGACGCCGCCACGGTGCTGCCCGACGATGACGTCCTGGTGCTGATCGCGCTGGACGGTGGCGAGGTCTGGCCGGCGGTGCGCGACTACGGCCGCTGGATCTACGTCAGCGGCGCGGAGGTGCGGCAACACGTGACCCATTGGATGCACCTGCCGGCGGCGCCGGCCGCAGGTAAGAATAACGACTAAGGAAAACACGAATGCCCCGCGACACCTTCACCCAAGAATTCACTCACTTCCATTTCTGCTGCGGCATCGGCGGCGGCGCCAAGGGCTTCAACAAGGCGAACCCCCGCGTGGGCGCCATGTCCGCGCGCTTCCGCTGCCTGGGCGGCGTCGACGTCTCGCCGGCCGCCATCCGCGACTTCAACCGAATCGCCGGCGTGCCAGGCACCGTCATGGACCTGTTCAGCCGCGACCAGTACACCGCTTTCCACGGAAAGGAACCGCCGCCGACCTGGCGCGAGATGGGCCCAGCCGACATCCGGCGCGCCGCCGGCAACGAGCGTCCGAACGTCGTGTTCATCAGCAGCCCGTGCAAGGGCGCCTCGGGTTTGCTGTCCGAGACGATGAGCCTGACGCCGAAGTACCAGGCCCTGAACGCGCTCACCCTGCGCTGCATCTGGCTGATGGCCGAGGCCTGGGCGGATGATCCGGTCGACCTGATCGTCTTCGAGAACGTGCCGCGGCTGGCGACGCGCGGCCGGCACCTGCTGGACCAGATCAACCAGGTGCTGCAGCGCTACGGCTACGCCGTGGCCGAGACCACGCACGACTGCGGCGAGCTGGGCGGCCTGGCCCAGAGCCGCAAGCGCTTCCTGCTGGTGGCGCGGCACGCTGAGAAGGTGCCGCCATTCCTGTACGAGCCGGAGAAGAAGCGCCTGCGCGCCGTCGGCGACGTGCTGGGCCGCATGCCGTTCCCGGGCGACGAGGCCGCCGGCCCGATGCATCGCATTCCGCGCCTGCAGTGGAAGACCTGGGTGCGCCTGGCCTTCGTGGAAGCCGGCAGCGACTGGCGCAGCCTGAACCGCCTGGCGGTGGAGAACGGGCATCTCAGCGAATACCTGATCGTGCCGGAAATGCACCGCGGCGTGCTGGGCGTGCGCGACTGGAGCGAGCCGTCGGGCACCGTCACCGGCAACAGCCGCCCGATGACCGGCGCATTTTCGGTGGCCGATCCTCGCCACATGGGCCCGGCCAAGCACAGCAACGAGCTGCGCGTCGGCACTTGGGAGGAAGCCGCGCGCGTGGTCTCCGGCGCCCACGGCACGGGCCAGTGCATAGCGGATCCGCGCTACTCGAACAGCGGCGACTACGGCCAGCTCGGCGTGCGCAGCTGGAATGAGCCGACCGGCACGATCACCGCGCAGCGTTCGCCGATACAGGGCGGCTTTTCGGTGGCCGACCCGCGCACGTCGGGCGAACGTCACGGCAACGTCTATCGCATCGTGGCCTGGGACCAGGCCGGCGGCACTGTGACGGCTGACTTCAAACCGACCAGCGGTGGCGGCGTGGCCGACCCGCGGTCGACCAGCAGCTTCGACGGCGCTGGCAAGTATCTGGTCACACCGTTCGACCAGCCGGCCGGCACCGTTATCGCCGCCAGCACCACCGGCCAGGGAGCCTTCGCCGTTGCTGACCCGCGCACTAGCCTGAACACCCGCCAGCAAGGCGACGCCTATCTGACCGGCGGCCACTATGGCGTGGTGCCGTGGGATTCGCCCAGCGGTGCCGTGAGCGCGGCCGCGCGCCAGGACAACGGCCGCTGGTCGGTTGCGGATCCTCGCATTGATGCGCTGCCGGCGCCGGACCAGAAGACCGTCGCCATCATCCGTGCGCTCGACGGAACCTGGCACCGGCCGTTCACCACGCTGGAGCTGGCTGCTCTGCAGTCGCTGATCGAGCCAGAGGAATACCTGCTGCTGGACGGGATGAGCGACAGCGTGTGGCGCGAGCACATCGGCAACCTGGTGCCGCCGGATGCTGCTACCGCGATCGCGGAAGTGATGGGGGCGACGCTGCTGCTGGCCGGCGCCGGCGAAACCTTCGTGCTGAGCGCGACGCCAATCTGGGTGCGCAACGTCGCGCTGGCGCTGACCCTGCCTTCGGCCTGAGTGCCAAATCTGGCACTTTTTGAAAGGACACCATGGACAAGAACACCGACATCCTGCACGAAGCGAAGCGCCTGCGACTGCTGGCCGCCGCGCTCGAGCTGCAGCACTACACCAGCACCGCGGCGAACCTGGTGCCGATCCCAGGCGGGGAGCGGGTGATCGCGATCGGCACGCCGGCAGAGGTTGCGGCGCTGCTGCAAATCGGCCCGGCGCCGGACGAGCTGATCCGCCTGGGCTCGCAGATGGCGAACGTGATGTTCAACTTGAAGCATAAGGCCAATGAGCCGCTGACGGAAGCCGCCTGCGTGATGCTGAGCGACCTGCAGGGGAAGTGGGACGACGCGCTGCGCAGTTACCGCGACGCGGCCATGCAGCAGCTGGTCGACCAGACGCAGGAGCTGGGCGGGTACGATCTGGCCGGCGCCACCGACAGCGAGGGCGGCCACCATGACTGAACGCGGCATCCTCTTCAGCGGCGCCATGGTCCGCGCATTGCTCGACGGCACGAAGACCCAGACTCGGCGGGCGCTGAAGCGTCAGCCGTGGGCATCCTGCTCGATCGAGGAAGGGCACGATGGTGAGTCGCCTTTCGTCTACTCGGCCCTCGGCGGCGCTGGCCCTGGGTATGACGTCGAGGAATCGCGGACGCCTTGCCGCTGCCCCTACGGCCAGCCCGGCGACCGCCTGTGGGTGCGCGAGACCTGGGCACAGCCGACGACCCTAGATCCGGGCCCGACCTTCTACCGCGCCGATTATCCGGCGTGCGCGGCCGGATACACGAACTTGCCGCCGGTCGACGAAATCCCGTGGAAGCCATCGCTCCA